CTATTGTCGACCCAATTAAAAGGTCTGATTATAAAAACGCCATGATTGAAGCACAACTTGCTTCTTCAGTCCCGTTTAAATCCGAAAAGAAAAATAAAAAAGAATCTGCTCAAGCATGAAGCAGAAATTTGTTGATGCCCATATGGCAGCAGCCGAGGTTTATTCCAAACTCTCATCTGCAAAAAGATTACAAGTAGGGTGTGTTGTTGTAAAAGATAACACAATCATTGGTATTGGTTATAATGGAATGCCCTCTGGTTGGGATAATGAATGTGAAGTCTTGATACCTGAACAAGAGATTGTTAACATTGAAAGTAGAAGTATTACCTATATTGAGGAACGATTGATAACAAAATCAGAAGTTCTTCATGCAGAAACAAATGCTTTAGCAAAAATTGCTAAGTCAACAAATTCAAGTGATGGTGCATCTCTGTTTGTCACCCACGCACCTTGTCTCGATTGTGCAAAGTTAATTTACCAATCAGGTATAAACAGTATCTATTATAGAAATAGTTATCGTGATGAAAAAGGAATAGATTTTCTAAAGAAGGCTGGAGTAATAGTAGAGAAGGTGTAATAATGAAAAGAATTATAATTGATATCGATGAAAAAAATATTAAACCTGCTTCAGAAATAAACAACCTCAACACTTTTATAAAAGGTTGGTTTATAAAAGAAAATTTATGTGACGATTTAATTTCTTTTTTTGAAAATTTACCAGAAGAAAAAAAACATTCTGGTAAAGTTGGAAATTTTGTTACAAACACCAACATTAAAAAATCTTTAGATTATTCTTTCTTTGCAAAAGAATCTTTAGAAAATGAAATTATAAAAAATTATTTGCAGGCTTTAGAAGATTGTTGTTTTGATTATATTAAAATATTTCCTTGGGCAAGCCAAGAACAAGATGGTTGGTCAATCAACGAACAAATGAATATTCAAAAGTATGAACCAGGTGAAGGATTTTATAGTTGGCATAGTGAACGAATGGCATTAACAGTTGCATCTAGGCATTTAGTTTTTATGACATACTTGAATGATGTTGCCGATGAAGGCGAAACAGATTTCTTTCATCAAAAAATTAAATTTGTGCCTAAAAAAGGTCTCACAATTATATGGCCAGCAGATTGGACATATACGCATAGGGGAATACCTTCTCCTACACAAGTGAAATATATCATTACTGGATGGTATTCTTATAATGATTATCCTAAGGAAGAAGAAAAGTGAAAACATTTACCGCAAAAGTAGTTGAAATATGTGATAATGGTGATGCAATCATTGAATTGCCACCTGAGTTATTGGAAGAAATGGGTTGGAAAGAAGGAGACACACTTGATATCTCTGAAGAAAATGGCAATGTGATTATTAAAAAAATCGATGATAAATAAATGTAACACGGCCGGTGCCTCTGCCTAGGCACGCACCGGTTCTTCTTTTACTATGGAGTTATATGATGCTAGTATTACCTGATGATATGATTGGTCGGCCAATCGGCTTTACCTGTTCTACTTTTGACCTTCTTCATGCAGGTCATATTCTAATGCTTGCTGAGTGCAAGTCAATCTGTGATTATCTTATTGTTGGTTTGCAAACAGACCCAACAATCGATAGACCAGAAACCAAAAACAAACCAGTTCAATCAATCGTAGAAAGATATGTTCAACTTTCTGCTGTCAAATTTGTAGATGAGATTATCGTCTATGATACCGAAAAAGACCTCGAAGATTTGTTAATGTTCTTACCCATTAGCATGCGTATTTGTGGTGAAGAATATAAAGACAGAGATTTAACAGGTCGTGATATCTGTGACACCCGTGGCATTAAAACATATTATAATTCTCGCACCCATCGGTTTAGTTCTTCCGAGTTAAGACAAAGAACTTATCAATCTGAGTTGACAAAAAAGGTTTAATATGAGTAAAGTGTTTACTGATGTGCAGGTCTTTATGCGTGCTGCAGAACAAACTGTGTCCAAGAATAACGATGAACAAGCATTATTATACCACAGGTTAATTACAGAAGAATACAATGAATTCTGTGCCGCTCGACTTGACAATGATGACAGAGAAACCATTGATGCATGTTTCGACATGATATGGGTAATTGTTGGTTACATGTATTCGAGAGGATGGGAAGGTGAAAGAATTTGGGATGAAGGCGCACTTAGTAATTTAAAAAAGATTGACACCAAAACTCGTAAAGTAATAAAGAGGGAAGATGGTAAAGTTTTGAAACCTGAAGGTTGGCAACCACCAGACTTTAGTAAATTTGTGGAAAAATAATGGCCTTTCTTGTTCACAACTTACCTCCAGTCCAATGCTTTGTTAAGAAAGAATTTCTCTATGACTTTGAAAAAGGTTTTGGTGAATATGAACCATGCATATGGATGACAATTAAATGTATTAAAGGCCAAGCATTTCGTATTGAGGCACTATTACCTAATTATGGTGCCTTGTATGATAAACTACCTTTACATGCCTTTGTGTCTCGGCAAGATAACTTGAATAGTGCATCTTTGCCTCTGGATTACTTGCAAATATGGGACTGTTTGAGTTATAATGTTACTGTAATTGAAAAGGACAACCTTCGAATGTTGAAGTGTAAGTTCCTCGACAAAGATAGAAATTGGCATTTTGGTGAGTATATGTTCACCGTAGATTTTTGCCAAAACGACCCTGGTTATCTTAATACAGGATTTTCTGAAACAGTAGAAGAACATAAGAGTTATAATTTTATTAAGTTAGATAACGGACAATTTGCCGCACAACCTAACAATAAAACATTATTCTATGATGCATCTTTGACTGTGCCAGAGTTTAAGATGCCAGATTTTAAGATAGCAACAAAGTTGTATTCAGTAGAAAAATTTAATAAACATTCTGCTAGAAACAACAATGATTTTTTCTATGACTTTAAGGAAAGAAAAGAATGAACACCCGTGAAATCGCCAAGAAACTTGCAATTGAAAACAAAATGCCCCGTGCCGAAAGGTACGACTTATTCTTGCGAGAGTTTGATGATATGGTTGAAGTGATTGGTTGGATGCAAGACCCAACATGTGACATGAGAGATTTTCAAGGTAGAGAAATGCTCTTTCCAAAACGATGGGTGACCATCGGAGTTATACCTGCGGAAACAAAAGTTAATGTATAAGGTTTATTATTATATGGGAAATGGAAGTATGGTCTCATCCAGAACATTTCCTTCTTTTGAAGAAGCAACAAATTTTGCAATTAAACAACCGAAAGATTCGGTGATAGAGATTAAAAAATATGACGATAAAACTAATAACATTCAAAACCAACCATACAATATTGGCTCAGACTGACGAAGAACTATCTAATAAATTATTCGATAGTTTCAAAATTAAACAACCGGTTCAAGTAATTGTTCAACCCACAAAAGAAGGTCCAATGATGGGTTTTTCACCATTCTTAGATTATACTGAAGAATTTAATTTGGGTATTGAGATTAATAAAGCGGATGTATTATGTGTTACTACACCTAGCCGTGAATTAGAAAATCAATACAATCAAGTGTTCGGTTCTGGCATTCAAATTGCCTCTGCAATTCCAAAAGTATGATAAAATACTTGAATGAGTAAATACTACACGAATGTTGCCGTTCAAGGCAACAACATTCTTTTCAGAGGTGTTAAAAACGGCAGGCGAGTAAAGATGAAAATTCAATACTCGCCTACTTTGTTTTTGCCATCCAAGAAAACATCTGAATGGAAAACACTATTCAATGAAAACTTAGAACCAATGAAGTTCGGAGATATCCGTGATGCTCGTGATTTTGTTCGCAAGTATGATGGTGTCGAGAACTTTAAAATCTATGGCAACGACCGATTTGAATATGCGTTTATTGCAGATGAATTTGTGGGTCAAATTGATTGGGACTTGCAAGACATTCATGTTGCCATTATTGATATTGAGGTTGGTTCAGAGAATGGTTTTCCAGACCCATACAAAGCCACAGAACCTATTACTGCTATCGCCATCAAAAAACTAGGCGGTGATGTTACAGTCTATGGTTGTGGTGACTATGAAGTAAAAGGTAGTGAAACATATATTAAATGTGATAGTGAATCTGACCTTTGTAAAAAGTTTTTAAAAGATTGGCAAGAAAATTGTCCAGATGTAATTACCGGTTGGAACATTGACTTCTTTGATGTGCCATATCTTGTCAATCGAATCAGAAGTGTTCTTGGTGAAGATGAGGTTAAGAAACTTTCACCATGGAATTATTTGTGGGAAAGAAAAGTAACAATCAATGGTCGTGAGTTAATTCAATACAACATTGGTGGCGTTTCTGCACTTGATTACATTGAACTGTATAAGTGGTATGCGCCTGGTGGTAAATCACAAGAATCATACAAGTTGGATAATATCGCCAATGTTGAACTAGGTGAGAGTAAACTTTCTTATGATGAATATGATAACCTTCATCAGTTGTATAAACTCAACTATCAAAAATTTATCGAATATAATATCAAAGATGTGGAACTTATCGTTAAACTAGAAGATAAGTTAAAACTCCTTGAATTGGCATTAACTCTTGCATACGACACAAAGACAAACTTTGAAGATGTGTTTGCACAAACTCGTATGTGGGATGCCCTAATCTACAATCATCTTTTTGCGAAGAAGATTGTTGTACCACCAAAAGTAGTTCAACGAAAGAACTCTGCGTTTGAAGGTGCTTATGTTAAAGAACCACAAGTTGGTATGCATCGTTATGTTGCATCATTCGACTTAGATTCTCTATATCCACATTTAATGATGCAGTATAATATTTCACCAGAAACTCTTATTGAGCCTGACAATTACACACCAGAAATGAAACAAATTCTTTCGCAAAGTGTAACTGTCGATAGATTATTGTCATCAGAAATTGATACTTCAAAACTAAAAGATGCCGCACTAACACCGAATGGTCAGTTTTTCAGAACAGACTTACAAGGTTTTCTTCCTAAAATGATGGAAGAAATGTATGAGGACCGAAAGAAGTTTAAGAACATGATGTTGAAGGCAAAACAAGATTATGTAAATGAAAAAGATGAAATAAAGAAGAACGAAATTGGTAAACTTGTTGCACGATATAATAATCTGCAACTTGCAAAGAAAGTATCACTAAACTCCGCTTATGGTGCTCTTGGTTCACAATACTTTCGATTCTATGACCTGCGCCAAGCGTTGGCAGTTACTATGGCAGGTCAGCTTTCAATTCGTTGGATTGAAAATAAAATCAACGCTTACATGAACAAACTATTGAAAACGGAGAATGAAGATTATGTCATCGCATCAGACACAGATTCGATATATCTCCGCCTTGGCAACCTTGTTGATAAAGTGTATAAGGAAAAACCGGATACTCTCCGAATCATCGAATTCATGGACAAAGTCTGTGAAGAAAAGATACAACCTTATATTAACCAAGGTTATCAGGAACTTGCTTCGTATGTCCATGCGTATGCCCAAAAAATGAGAATGAAGCGTGAAGCTCTCTCAGATAAAGGCATTTGGACTGCAAAGAAAAGATATATCTTAAATGTTTACAATAACGAAGGTGTTCAATATAATGAACCAGACATGAAGGTGATGGGACTTGAAATGGTTAAAAGTTCCACACCTTCTGTCATTCGTGAGAAGATGAAAGAGACAATTAAATTAATTGTTCGTTCTACCGAATTAGATGTTCAAGAATTTATTGAGAAATTTAAAAATGAATTTAAGAGTTTACCTCCAGAAGAAGTTGCGTTTCCCCGTGGCATTAATGGTCTAAAAGATTATTCTGATTCCGCAAATCTTTACAAAAAAGGCACACCAATTCATGTGCGAGGTGCAATTCTTTATAATTACATGATGAAAGAAAAGGAATTAACTAAATC